ATTTTTGATAGTTGCTTTTCATGGAACGTTTTTAAGATTTATATTAGAGTTTAGATTAAAACAACAAATAAGAAAACAGTTTGAAAAGTATCTAGACCCTAGACAAGTAGCAATATTAGTCAAAGACCCTAGTAAATTAAAACTTGGTGGTGAAAGAAAAGAAATGAGTTTCTTATTCATGGACATTGTAGGTTTTACACCAATATCAGAATACTATAAGAACAATGATGACCCAGAGGGATTGGTCAATGTTATTAACGATTATCTAAATCGTATGAGTAAGATAGTATTAAAGAATGGTGGAACGATAGACAAGTACATGGGTGATTGTATTATGGCATTTTGGAACGCACCATTGGATTGTCCTAATCACGCAGAAATGGCAGTCAAGACATCTATCAAATGTGCTGAAGAGACAGATAGAATTAAGAAAGAGTTTAAGGAAAAAGGATTACCAGATATCAATATAGGTTCTGGTGTTAATACTGGCACATGTATAGTTGGGAATATGGGTAGTGAGATGAGACTAGACTATTCTGTTATTGGGGATGCAGTTAATCTGGCCGCAAGACTAGAGGCACAGACTAGGAACTACAAAGACGAGAATGGTAAAGTTACACCTACTTTATATTCATCATATACAAAAGAACAATTAAAAGATATCAAATCAATTGAAGTAGATAAAATCAAAGTAAAAGGTAAAGAAGAATTAATTACTATTTACCAACCATTTAATAAAAACTTAATATAAGTATTGGACCTCAGCCAGTCCAACAAAGTCATTATTTTCTAAATAGTTGTGCTAACCAAGTGCTAACCAAGGAGCTATCATGTTCAACAATAACAAAGAAGAAGATAAGAAAAATAAGATTGAAGAACTTGAAGATAAAATGGACGATATTATCAGTAGAATTGAAAATATTGAATCTGTATTAGAAATCGAACCTGAAGTAGAAGAAGACTTTGACGAGGAAGATGAAGAAAATGAAGACGATAATAAGTAAAATAAAAGAGTTTATAGAAAAAATTATAGCTAAGTTTAAATCATAATTTAGTGAATAAGTACAAGTCTATCTTTATCAGCGACTTACACCTCGGTACTGAAGGTTGTAGTGCCGAGGAGCTCGCTGACTTTCTTAAAAATAATACTTGTGATAGATTATATCTTGTTGGTGATATAGTTGACGGTTGGGCATTATCTAAAAAGGCCTTTTGGCCACAATCTCATTCAAATGTAGTAAGAAGAATTTTAACGGCTGCCACACGAGGCACTAAAGTTTATTGGATTGTAGGAAACCATGATGAAGTTTTAAGAAACTGGTTTGACTTTAGATTACAATTTGGTCGTATAAGAATATTAAACGAATACACACATCACGCTATTAATGGTAAAAAGTACCTTGTAACTCACGGTGATATATTTGACCCTTTAATGAATAGTGGTAAATTTTTAATGCACTTTGGTGATTTTATCTATGCTTGGTTAATGCGATTTAATCGTTATGTAAATTGGGTAAGAAGAAAACTTAAACTAAAGTATTGGTCATTATCAGCCTATCTAAAAGCACAAACAAAAGAAACCATTGATATATTATTTAAGTTTAAACAAACAATGATTGACTATGCCAAGAAAAAAGGTTTTGACGGTGTTATTTGTGGACATATACATACACCATCAATTGAAATTATAGACGGCATAGAATATATGAATGATGGTGATTGGGTTGAATCATTAACTGCATTAGTAGAAACATATGACGGAGAATTTAGACTTGAAAAAATACAAGACAGATATGAGGATATTTAGTAATGGCAAGAGATATGTATCATAATCCTAACTTAAATTTAAAAGAATGGTGGAAAAGAATACCAGATAGTAAAGACTATGGCATGACAAGTTATTCTGTAAAATATAGTTATGAGATTTGTCCTAGTTGTGAAAGTGATTTAGTTGATGGTAAATGTGTGATTTGTTCTGTTAGTGAAGAAGAATAATGAAAGAATTTTTATTAGCAATAGTTATCGCTATATTACTAACTTGTGGTGTAGTTTTTACAGATTATCCCGAGAAATGGTTTAGACACGGTATGGAATGTGATGGTTCTATCGGTGGCGGTTGTGTTTGTGTAGAAACATCAAAGAGTTTTATTTGTAATGAGTGAGTTTACAAAAGGTATATTTAATGTAATTAAAGGCAGTAGTTTTGCTCTTGCTGTTATCTATACAATAGGTCATATCTGTATTGCCATGACAGTTGTTACAGTTTTAACTGGTGCGAGTTTATGGGAAGCAGGATTAGTTGCATTAGTTGAACCTACAATCAATGGTATATGGTTCTATATATTACATAAGACATGGACACATTTTAATGATTGAATTTGATTATAATTTAGATTACAAAAATTTATTATTTACACCAAACGATAAAAGATATAGAATAGGTCGTGGTGAACAAGGTGTATTGTTAGTCAGACCATACACAAGTGACATTTGTAAATATTGGCGTTTCAAAACACCTATGGAAGCATATCTATCAGCTTCTAGAATATTATTTTTGTATCATCAATACAAAGAACAAGACGATTTTATCGGTATGGATATGGCAAGAAAATTTTTAGAAATGGGTTTTACTAGATCACGAAGATATGCAAATCACAAAGATGGTAAAAAGTATGATGAAAACAGACAGGTAAAACCACAAGAAAAAGATTGGGCAACAAGTGATAAAGCAAAGTCAGCAAAGATATTTAAAGACGCAAGAAGGCGTGTTGTTGATGACCCTAAATATATACACATGAGAAAACAATGGAGACAACAAGAGAATGCCCACATATAGATTTAAAGACAACCACACAGGTGAAGTATGGGAAGAGTTGATGACAATCTCTGAGATGGAAGAACTTATTAAAAGTGATACCATTGAACTATTACCACCAACACAAATGAACATAGTCTCTAGTGTTGGTAGTATTGATAGTAAAACTGATAATGGTTTTAAAGAGGTATTATCTAAAGCTGCAGAAGCACATCCTAATAGTCCACTTGCAGAAAGATATGGTAGAAAAACAGTAAGACAAACACAGGTACAAGCCGCTAGAGAGAAGCGTGTAAATCGTATTTTAAAAGGTGGAGGAAGATAAATATAGCTGATACTATCGAGAAACTACAACACGCCAGGCGATGGTCATAAGTTGGGTAGTCAATCCGATAATGTATCTTAAAGTGTGTAGCTACACCAACTAAAGGAAACATATGGCAGACTTTGACTTTTTAGATGGCTTTGATGCCGATGGCGATTGGGGTTTTACCTCAGTTAAAGAAAAACCATCTGAAGAACAATCTAAACAAACAGAAACAGTTGTAAAACAAACAGCAGATAGCACTGCCAAGGCTGTTTCTAGCGATATTGTAAATAGATTAGATAGTAAATTAGATAAAGTTTTATCTTTAATTAATTCTACTAAATCAGCAGTAAACGAAAAAAATCAAACAGAATTAGATATTGCTAAGAAGCAAATGGATGATGAATATGATTTAAGAAAAGATAATCTTAGTAAAGATATGAAAGATAAATTTGCTAAATTAGAAAAACTTATCATACCTTTATTAATTAAATTAGCAAAATCACCAGAGGCATACATACATTGGCCTAACAGAGCTCAAGTTATAGAAGCACAAGTTAAAAAGATAATAGAAATCACAAGGGGAAAATAATGGAAAATAATTTAGAATCAAGTTTGAAAGCAATACTACATCATGAGGGCGGTTATGTTAATCACCCAAAAGATCCTGGTGGCGAAACAAATCTTGGCGTAACAAAAAGAGTGTATGAAGAATACGGTGGCAAAAAAGATATGAAAGATTTAGTTGTCGCTGATGTTGCACCTATTTACATAGATAGATATTGGGGTAAAATGAAATGTGATGATCTACCTAGTGGCTTAGACCTTTGTGTATTTGACTTCGGTGTAAATGCAGGACCAGGTAGAGCAGCAAAATTCTTACAAAGAATGATTGGCACCACAGTAGATGGTGGCATTGGACCTATGACTTTAGCAAAAGTAAATGAGTATGTAAAAGAAAATACTATTGAAGAAACAATAGAAAAATACCAATCTATGAGACAAGAGTATTACGAAAGTTTATCTACATTCGAAACTTTTGGCAGAGGTTGGACTAGACGAGTTGAAGAAACCACTAAAATGGCGCTTGACTTAATCTAAAAAACCTGTTATAATAATATTATGAATCAAATGAATGCTTTTTTAAAAGACAGGTACGACATGAAACAATTTGACCATGTCGATCTTACAACAACAATACCAGAAATAGAAACACAAACCATAAAGGGTAAAAGATTTTATATTACACCTGAAGGTAAAAAATATCCATCTATTACAACAGTTTTATCTGCTAGAAAAAATGAAGGTCTAGTAAGATGGCGTGAATCAGTAGGTGACGCTGTTGCAAATAATATTATGAGAGGTGCAGCTAAAAGAGGAACTGCTGTGCATACTCTGGTAGAAAATTATTTAAACAATGAAGAATTATCAAAACAAGATGTGCTACCTGTCGCACTATTCACACTACTTAAACCTGAACTAGATAATATAAATAGTATTAGGATGCAAGAGGGCGGCCTCTATAGCGACAAGTGGGAAGTTGCTGGTCGTGTCGATTGTATTGCAGAATATAAAGGCAAACTATCCGTTATAGATTTTAAAACATCTACAAAAGAAAAACAAGAACAATG